AAAGCTGGCGGAGGCTACAAGAACTAATGGCTAAAGCAAAGTCACAGCAGTCTTTAGATAAGTGGACTAAAGAAGACTGGGGAACTTCAAACGGAAAGCCTTCTAAGGGCAAGAAACGTTACCTTCCCAAAGCGGCTTGGGATAACCTCACCCCAGGTGAAAAAGCAGCGACCAATAAGGCTAAAGCTAAGGGAAACAAACAAGGCAAACAATTTGTCGCACAACCTAAAAAAATTGCTAAAAAAACAGCAGCGTACAGGAAAAACGGATAATGGCTAATACTCGTAAAGCTGTGCGTGTAACAGCCAAACGTCACGCAAAAATGTCCCGTCATCGCGGTACTGAATTAGAATCTAAGCTTGCCGAAAAAACTACTGAAGCTAGTGCTAAACTTCCTAAAATGTCTTGGAATGAAAGCATTAAAGCTGCTGAATACATAGCTAGATTTGCTAAAAAGAACAGCCCTGAGCCGCAACCTCGTCAGTTTAGGGAAGTACAAATGACTAAAACAGTAAACCCAGAAACTGGTGTTACTAGAACTGAGATAGGAAATAGACGTGGCTAGTGAAGCATGGCAAAAGAAGTCAGGTAAGAACGCTAAGGGCGGGCTTAACGAAAAGGGTCGCAAATCTTATGAGAGAGCTAATCCTGGGTCTGACCTAAAAGCACCAGTCAAGTCTGGAGATAACCCTCGTCGTGCATCTTTTCTAGCACGTATGGGCGGCAATCCTGGTCCTGAGCGTAAGCCCAACGGAGAGCCTACTCGTCTGCTATTATCATTACAGGCATGGGGCGCTTCTTCAAAGGCTGACGCTAAGAAAAAAGCCGCTGCTATGTCTAAGCGACTAGAAGCTAAAAAAGGAAAAAAATAATGGCTGAAAAGAAAAAGACTGCTAAGAAACCACCACTAGGTCAGGGCGGACGCTTCAAGAAAATTGAAGAAGAAGCTAAGAAGTCTGGTGCCAAGAACCCTGCTGCAGTAGCTGCAGCCGCTGGCATTAAAAAGTATGGCGAAAAAAAGATGGTAAAGCTTGAGCAAAAGGGAAAGCGCGACGCTAAAAAGGGTGGTAAATAAAAATGGCTCTATCACAGACTCTAAACACCGTAGGCGGAACTGCCGTAAAAATCAGCCCTACAGTTGACGGCACATGGATTGCTGCTACACTAACCGTGCAAAACAACAGCACTGCCGATACTGTTTATCTAGGTACTTCTAGCGTCACTACTAGCGCATACGGTTACGTACTTCCGCCTGGAACTACTAACGTAAAGAACTCGGTAACCATCAGCCTTAATACAACTGACGTGCTATACGCCATCTCTAGCGGAACCGCTACCCCAGTCCCAGTCATTACACTACTAAACACCTTCACCAAGCAAGTCCCTGCTTAATAAGGTTTATGGTAAAATGTCTGAGTGTAAATGCAATAACTGTAAATGTCGGAAGGACAAAAATAATGGCAATGAAAAAGTGCGGTAAATGTGCTGGTTGCAAAAAAGGTATGAAGTGCACAATGTCATGGACTGGCTCAAGGGCTGACGAAAAAGCCGATGCAAAAACCATGAAGGGCATGACCCCTAAGCAGAAGGCTGCCTTCAAAGAGGGCGACAAGAAGATGGATGCTAAAAAGCCATCTAAGGCTGCTGACAAAAAAATGGATGAGGCTCTTGCTGACAAGGTCAAGAAGAAGTTTCCACCTAAAAAGAAGTAGTTAAATAAAAAGTTTAGGCCCCTTTATGGGGCCTTTTCTTTTATCCTGTAATTGGCCCTATGCGGGGGCTGTTTTAAATTTGCGTTGTATTTTGCTACTCCAATGGAGACTGACATGTCTAGTATTGACAAGGACACTCGTCGTAAGGTTGTTAAGCCTACCGACAAGAAGTTCTTCCTAGGTTTTTCAGATGGCTTTTTACCTCGTGATAAAAACATGTTAATAGCCCTTGCGGCAAGCCTTGTTCGGCGGGGTAAATGACTATAGACATTTCACCTATCGCAAGTAAGTCTCTGATTAAAATACAGAATGAGCTTACCAATCTTCTTAAAGTAGACGCCATACTCGCCTTATGGCCTAAAAATATTGCGGCAAAGCTAAAAGTAGTTATTACTAAATCTGAAATTATTATTACTTATCCTGATAATCTTTCTCAGCAAGTAGAGGACCTTGAGTACGGGTCCAAGGACACTACTCCACTTCCTGTTTTTAGAAGGTTTATCACTAAGCACGGAAATGTTATTAGCAACAACATCGCTGATTCTACGCTTAATTTCCTAGTAAATGAGGAAATTATTCCATGAGTTTTATTTTAAGCGAAGACCTTGCTCTTAAAAACCTTCTGGCTGGTATTACGGTATCCGATGAAAAAAATAATTCCCGCCTTGTTGGCGTGTGGTTTGCTTACCCTGACGTTGAATCTCGTAATCAGTCTTTCCCCTTTATAACTATTGAACTTCTAGACTTTGACCCAGCTAGCTATCGTCAGCACTCAGGTGTTTTTCAAGACAATGACCTGCAAGGAACTATAGCTCCCACGGCTAGCAGCACATACACTTATGAAATACCAATTGCTTGGGATTTAGTTTATCAAATTACTACATATGCGCGTCATCCACGCCATGACCGCTCTATTATCTCGTACTTGCTTAATAAAGTTTTTCCATCAAAACGTGGTTATTTAGATGTTCCTAATGACCTAGGAACTGAAACATCTTATAGGCATTTAATGCTAGAAGAGTTTGTTAAGCGTGATACCATTGAAGATAACCGACGACTTTACAGAAACGTATTTACAATTACAGTAAGTAGCGAAGGAACTGCGGCTACGTACTCATCTGCTACCACCGCTGTTTCTAGCGTAAAAATTAATAAACAAACAACAGCCGATATCCCACCTGGTCAACAACCCGTCTAACATTCGACTAACCTCAACTAAAATCAAGGAGAAAATCTTATGGCGACATACAACCGCCCTGGCGTCTACATTGAAGAAGTCGCTTCTTCATTCCCTATTACTGTTGCGCCATCTGCAACTGTAGCCACCTTTATTGGCGCTATCTCTAAAGGCCCAACTTCTGCTACCCTAGTCACTTCATGGACCCAGTTTACTTCGCTATTTGGTGACGTACTATCAAATTCTGCTGACCCTGACCTAGCTATCGCAGTCTATCTATTCTTTGCTAATGGCGGAAGCCAGTGCTACATCCAGCGCACCATTGTCACAGCTGGCGCGCTTTCCTCAAGCAGCGCTACTACTGCTAGCACTACTCTAGCTGTCGTTGCTGCTACTAGCTTGACTACTTCAGACGGCGGTAGCACGGGTGCCATCGTAGTTGGCGCTGTCATTAGCGGAACTGGTATTACCGCAGGTACTACAGTCACTGTTGTATCAGGAACTACCCTTACTCTTAGCCAACCCGCTTCGGTTCCTGCAAACACTGTCCTTACAATTAGCACCGCTATTTCTTCTACAGCGTCCATCAAGGGTAACTCTACTGTATCTATTACTACTGCTACAACAGCTTCGGGTACAACTGTTACTGCCACTACTGGTTCTGCACATAACCTAAAAGTTGGACAAACTGTAGTCATAGTGGGTACCGTATCTACTGGCTCTACTCCTACAAGTGCCTACAATGGCACATTTGTGGTAACCTCAGTTCCTACTACTACAACCTTTACAGTAACTAACCCTTTCTCACCCGCAGCCGTAGTTTCTACTGCTGGTACAGTTACTTCTCAAAGTGCGACCACTGAGCTGATTCTTACATCTAAAACTCCTGGTGTTTGGAGCAACGGTCTTTACTATGAAATCTCTGGTTCGACTAATAGCACCTCATACCCAGGTAAGTATTTCAACATTGCTATCTACTCTGGCGGTACAACTGCTGGTTACATTGTAGAGCGTTTTAGCGACGTCACCCTCTTGTCTACAGATTCTTCGTATGTAGTTGGTGTGATTAATAGCTCGTCTAACTACGTTACTGCTAGCGACCCTAATGCAGCAAACCACACTGCTTCTACTTTCCAGACCACCAACAGCCCGCTTACCACAACGTTGACTACTCAGACCGCTACGGGCTCTACTAGCGGTTCCAGCACTACACTAACGCTAACTACACAAGCCAACATTAACGTTGGAATGAT